AAGGTATTCGAGTCGCTCTGATAGCGTTGGCATAAAAAATAAAAATACCTTTACGCGCATTAGCGCATACGGTCCCCATGCTTGAAAAGCGGAATATGATAGCATGTCAAGAAGCATCTTGACATGTTGACACTGGAATCTGTCGCATTCTCTTTTGATGAATCTAAGTGGCACCTTGGTTCCCCTTGTAAGCGAGGTCATTTTTGGCCTGGAACTCGCATGTCGCTAAGGCGTAGCTACCGAACTCCTGACGGAAAACTGATCAGCAGTTGCGCCGGGTGCAAAGGAAGCAAGAGAGGAGACTACCAATGGCTTGTGCCTTTTATCGATCAAAACAGAATGAGCCTGCCAGTAAACACTCGTCTTGGGGTTTTATGCCTTCGCGGTCATGGCTGGAACGGAACGCCGTTTTCGCTGAGAACGCTTGGCGCCAAGTGCGTTGAGTGCGAAAAAAAAAGATCAAAAAACAGGGATAAGGCGCAGCGAAAAGCTGCCCATAAAAAGCATTACGAAAGCAATAAAAAATACTATCTAGAAAAGGCAAGCAACTGGAGAAAGAACAATCCTGAAAAATTTCGACAGAGCGTTTCTGCCAGCAAAAGAAAAGCCGCTGCGATCAATGGCAAAATCAATGGCGAGATCAAGGCGCTTCAAAGATGGCTGAAGAAGCCAAGTGTCTCTCCTTCGGCTCTTCAGTTAATCCTGCAACAGCAGAGGCAATGCTATGCCGCTCATAAGAGCTATTGGAAAGAAGAGCGAAAAAAATGCCAAGCGCATCGAACAAAGCTGAAATATTTGACCGATTTAAATTTTAGACTCTATGTAAGATCAAAGTCGAAAGCCAGAAAAGCGGCCATGAAGGGCAATGCTTCCAGCAAGATGACGCCTAAGGTTATTTCAAGGCATTTTGCTAGGTTTGGGCTTCATTGCGCATATTGCGGTCAGTCTGGTGTTGATTTGCAAATTGAGCACGTCAGGCCCATTTCGAAAGGCGGGGCTCATGCGCTTGCAAATGTTGTCCCTGCCTGTAAAAGCTGCAATTTCTCAAAAAGAGATCATGAGGTTTTCGGTTGGTATGCGAGGCAGCCATTTTTTTCTCGTCAGAGATGGAGCGCGATCTTCAATTTCTTGGAATCATGTCACTGTTAAGCAAATCTGAGGCGGCTAAAGCCTTGGGTGTTAGTCGCCAAGCTGTCTACAACGCAATCAAAGAAAAGCGTTTGTCCGTCGAGATGTCGGCTGATGGCAGGGAATGCGTCAACAGCGAAACCATGCGCGAAGAGTGGGCTCGCAATACCCAGACCAGACTTGGAATGGGCCCAAAGCCGCCTGGCGAGGGCCGAGCCAAGAAGCCGCTACGAAGCAAGGAGGAGCGAATGGCACCGAAAGAGCAAGAAAGGATTAGCAAAACAAGTGAAGCGATCCCTGATTATGACGAGTCTCGCGCCAGAACGGAACACTTGAAGGCAGAGCTGCTTGAGCTTGAGCGCCAACAGAAAGAGGGTTTGCTCGTTAAGGCTGAAGACGTAGAACATGAGTGGGTAGAGATTATCACCCGAGCAAGAACCAAGCTGTTGGGAATACCGACCAAGGCAAAGCAGCGGATACCGGACTTAGATACGGATGCGATTGGGGTGCTGGATGATATTGTGCGTGAAGCTTTAGAAGACCTTGCTGTTGACGATGAATAACATACAGAAGCTCAAAAAAGCAGCATTTTTGGCATTTAAGCCGCCAAAAAAGATGACTTTAAGCGAATGGGCCGATACTTATGCGTATTTGAGTTCAGAGTCAAGCGCAGAGGGCGGCAGATGGCATACGCTCCCTTATCAGAAGGGAATCATGGATGCTATTACAGATCCGACCATCGAGCAGATCACGGTGATGAAATCTGCCCGTGTTGGGTACTCAAAGATCTTGAACCACGTTGCGGCTTACCACGTGCATCAGGATCCGTGCCCGATCATGATCGTGCAGCCCACGATTGAGGATGCGCAGGGCTACTCCAAGGAGGAGATCGCGCCGATGCTGCGAGATACACCTTGCTTGCGTGGCTTGGTGAGCGAAGCGAAAGCAAAGGATGGCGCGAACACAATTCTGCAGAAGCAGTTCCCAGGCGGGAGCTTGAGTTTGGTTGGCGCTAACAGTCCACGTGGCTTCCGTCGTGTTAGCCGCCGGGTCGTGTTGTTTGACGAGATTGATGGTTATCCACCTTCGGCTGGTACTGAAGGCGACCAGATCAAGCTTGGCATTCGTCGAACCGAGTATTACTGGAACCGGAAGATCGTGGCGGGATCAACGCCAACGGTGAAGGATTTCAGCCGTGTGGAACGGATGTTCTGCCAGGGTGATCAGCGGCGATATTTCGTGCCATGCCCTGACTGTGGGCATATGCAGTATTTGAAGTGGGCAAATATGAAGTGGTTGGATAACGATCCTGACACTGCGAGCTATGCGTGCGAGGGGTGTGGTGTTTGGATCCCAGCAGCGAAGAAGCGTTGGATGGTGGAGCGCGGCGAGTGGCGGCCCACCGCGCCTGGTAATGGTAAGCATGTGTCGTTTCATATTTGGGCGGCGTATAGCTATAGCCCGAATGCGACATGGCAAAACTTGGTCGAGGAATTCCTTGATGCGAAGAATGATGCGGAGCAGTTGAAGACGTTTGTCAACACGGTGCTTGGTGAGACATGGGAGGACGAGTATGCGTCGAAGGTTGGTGCGGATGCCTTGGGTGAGCGTGCGGCATCTGAGGAGTATCAGCATCGCCAAGTGCCGAGTGAGGCACTGCTGCTGACGATCGGATGCGACGTGCAGGACGATCGACTCAGCTTGAGTGTGTGGGGATGGGGCCGCGAAGAAGAAGGGTGGCTGATTGATCGCGTGAAGATTTATGGTGATCCGAGCAGGCCGGATGTATGGAAGCAGTTGGATGAGATTTTGCAGGCGCCATACGAGGGTGATGGCGATCGAAAGCTGACGCCGATGGTGACTGCGATTGACTCCGGCGGCCACCACACCGCTGAGGTGTATCAGTACGCGAGAGAACGCCAGAGCATGGGTGTGATTGCGATCAAGGGTATGTCGCAGAAGAACAAGCCACCGATCGGCAAGGCAAGCAAGGTGGACCTAAATGCAAAGGGAAAGACGTTGAAGAAAGGTGCTCAGGTATTTCCGGTTGGTTCGGACACCGTGAAATCATTGTTGTTCGGGCGGTTGAAGCACAACGAGCCTGGTGCAGGGTATTTGCATTTTTATCCAACGGTTGGGGAGGATTACTTCCAGGAGCTGACGGCAGAAAAGCAGATCATGCGCTTCAGGAATGGCTTTCCCGAGCGGGTTTGGGTGAAGAAAAGCAGCGCAAGGAACGAAGCGCTTGACGAACTCGTGTATGCGTACGCTGCGTTGAATCGGGTGTATCAGGTGAAAGATCGCCGAACGCTGTGGGATCAGATGGAAAAGCCACCAGAGGAGCGAAAAGCCAAGCGTGCGTCTGCTGCTGTACCGCGTAGCGGAAGGAGTTTCATAAAACAGTGGTAGGAGCTAGACTTCGGCGTATCAGGTGATATTTTCGTCGATGTCAATCCCACCGTCCATAACAAGTGGCGTGGATGCGGTGTGGACTGATGCCGAGACCGTTGATGTATTTGGCAATGCGGTAACGAGTGCCACGCATACGCTTACTTATTACTTCAGGCTGAATACTGTTGGCGAGGGCGTGACTGCAGTTGCGGTTGCGTATAACAGCGGCTGGAAGACTACGTTATCGGCTGCAGTGACCACCGGCATGGATCCCAGCCCGAGCTGGTACTTCCAAGCTGTTGCGACGGCCTTGAGCGACGGCGCGACTCTTGAATACAGCCGTGGCCAGATTGAGGTCAAGCCATCGTTGGCTTACTCGGGGACGCCAGGTGCATTTGATGGCCGCACGCAAGCGCAACAGGATCTGGATGCAGTGCAGGCGGCGATCCGCAGCCTGATCAGTGGCGGCGCTGTTTCTGAGTACAGGATTGGTAACCGCAACTTGAAGCGGTACGATCTGTCTGAGTTGATCGAGCTTGAATCTAGGCTAAAGTCAATTGTGGCAAAGGAGAACAAGGCCAAGCTGATTGCTTCTGGTCTTGGCGATCCGCACAATTTGTACGTCCGTTTCGATAACGGTTAATGGGCTTCCGCACAAGACTGCTAAGAAGGCTGGGATTGCAGCCGATTCCGCGCTCGTTGCCACCAGTGCGGCGTCGTCGTCGTAGTTATGCGGGCGCGATCATCAGCCGTCTGACGAATGACTGGATGTCATCGCAGGCGAGTGCTGATGCGGAGATTCGTACCAGTTTGCGGAAGTTGCGTGATCGCAGCCGCGAGATGGTGCGGAATAATCCGTATGCCAAGCAGGCGAAGCGGACGACGCAAGTCAATGTGGTTGGCGCTGGGATCAAGTTGCAGTCGCAGGTGCAGCAGATCCGTGGTCGAAAGCTGAATGATTCAGTGAACCAGTTGATTGAAAGTAAGTGGAATGCTTGGTGTCGAGCTGAGAATTGCGATGTTGCTGGTCGTCACAACTTCCACATGATGGAGTGGTTGGCAGTTGGTGCATTACCGGAATCGGGTGAGGCTTTGTTCAGGATCATCCGCCGACCGTTTGGTAACAGCAGGGTGCCATTGGCGCTGGAGATACTTGAAGCGGATGTGCTCGATGAGGAGTACCAAGGTCCGACGTTGGCGCCAGGGAATGAGTGGCGCATGGGTGTCGAGATCAACAAATGGGGTCGCCCAGTGCGATATGCGTTCCTGACGCGGCATCCGGGTGATTACTGGTTCCAGAACGTACCGCAGAAAGAAGGCAAGCATGTGTTTCTGCCTGCGGAGGACGTAATTCATTTGTTCATGCCTGAGCGTCCGCAGCAGCATCGCGGTGTGCCTTGGTTCCACCCGGTGATGGCAGATGCGCATCAGCTTCAGGGTTATGAGGAAGCAGCGGTGATCCGTGCGCGTGCTGGCGCATCGATCATGGGATTCGTGACTTCCCCTGAGGGTGAGCTTGAAGGAGATGACGTTGAGGATCAGCGCCGGATTTCAGAGTTCGAGCCTGGGATGTTCAAGTATCTGGAGCCGGGCCAGAATGTAACGGTTCCTGACATCAATTCACCCGACCAGCAGTTCGAGATGTTTGTGCGCAACAAGGTGCGCAGGTTTGCCAGTGGTTTTGGGTGCAGTTATGAGACGTTGAGTCGCGATTTCAGTGAGACGAACTACAGCAGCAGCAGGCTGAGCTTGCTTGAGGACCGCGAGCACTGGAAGGTAGTGCAGTCGTACTTGATTGAGCATTTCCACACGCGGGTGTTCCGCGAGTGGTTGAATTTGGCGGTGCTTTCAGGCGAGTTGCCGTTTGAGGATTTTGATGCGCGACCGGAGCGTTACGACAACCCGAGGTGGATGGCTCGCGGATGGGATTGGGTGGATCCGTTGAAAGAGGCGAAGGCTTACCGCGAGATGGAGCAAGCGGGGTACATGACAAAAGCGCAAATCGTTGCGAAACTTGGTGGAGACTTCTACGAGAACTTGAGCGAGATCTCCAGGGAGCAACAAGCGGCGGATGACCTTAATGTGGAGCTTGACCGTGACATTATCGAGGCACCAGCCACACCACCGGAGGTAATTGAGTAATGCCTGCTATGCCGACTGAAGGGATGCGTGAAGAAGCGCGTCGTTATCGCGCTTGGAAAGAGGAAGGTCACGAGGGTGGCACTGAGGTCGCTGCTCGGC